CTGACGAACCTGAAGTTCCACTTGAACCATCTGTTCCGCTAGTTCCTGATGAACCTGAAGTTCCTGAGCTACCATCTGTTCCGCTAGTTCCTGATGAACCATCTGTACCGCTAGTTCCTGATGAACCATCTGTACCGCTAGTTCCTGATGAACCTGAAGTTCCACTTGAACCATCTGTTCCGCTAGTACCTGATGAACCTGAAGTTCCTGAGCTACCATCTGTACCGCTAGTTCCTGATGAACCTGAAGTACCATCTGTTCCGCTAGTTCCTGATGAACCATCTGTTCCGCTAGTTCCTGATGAACCTGAAGTTCCACTTGAACCATCTGTTCCGCTAGTTCCTGATGAACCTGAAGTTCCTGATGAGCCATCTGTTCCGCTAGTTCCTGATGAACCTGAAGTTCCACTTGAACCATCTGTTCCGCTAGTACCTGATGAACCTGAAGTTCCTGAGCTACCATCTGTACCGCTAGTTCCTGATGAACCATCTGTTCCGCTAGTTCCTGATGAACCATCTGTTCCGCTAGTACCTGACGAACCTGAAGTTCCTGATGAACCTGAAGTTCCACTTGAACCATCTGTTCCGCTAGTTCCTGATGAACCTGAAGTTCCTGATGAGCCATCTGTTCCGCTAGTTCCTGATGAACCATCTGTACCGCTAGTTCCTGATGAACCTGAAGTTCCACTTGAACCATCTGTTCCGCTAGTGCCTGATGAACCTGAAGTTCCTGAGCTACCATCTGTACCGCTAGTTCCTGATGAACCATCTGTACCGCTAGTTCCTGATGAACCATCTGTACCGCTAGTTCCTGATGAACCATCTGTTCCGCTAGTTCCTGATGAACCTGAAGTACCATCTGTTCCGCTAGTTCCTGATGAACCATCTGTTCCGCTAGTTCCTGATGAACCTGAAGTTCCACTTGAACCATCTGTTCCGCTAGTTCCTGATTCTCCTGAAGTACCACTTGAACCTGATGTTCCGCTAGTTCCTGATTCTCCTGAAGTACCGCTTGAACCTGATGTTCCGCTAGTTCCTGATTCTCCTGAAGTTCCTGAAGAACCTGAAGTACCGCTTGAACCTGATGTTCCGCTAGTTCCTGATTCTCCTGAAGTTCCTGAAGAACCTGAAGTACCGCTTGAACCTGATGTTCCGCTAGTTCCTGATTCTCCTGAAGTTCCTGAAGAACCACTTGAACCATCAACTCCACTTAAACCGCTTGAACCTGATGTTCCGCTAGTTCCCGATTCTCCTGAAGTACCACTTGAACCTGATGTACCGCTAGTTCCCGATTCTCCTGAAGAACCACTTGAACCACTTGAACCTGATGTACCGCTAGTTCCTGATTCTCCTGAAGAGCCACTTGAACCGCTTGAACCTGATGTACCGCTAGTTCCTGAAGAACCACTTGAACCATCAACTCCACTTAAACCACTTGAACCTGATGTACCGCTAGTTCCTGATTCTCCTGAAGTTCCTGAAGTACCACTAGTACCCGATGTTCCTGTTCCACCTGTAAAATTAATTATTACATTACCACTTCCGTTATCTATAACAGAAGCACCTGAAAAAGTCATACCTGTAACGTTTGTTGCCGTTACACCTGACGTGGCATCATAAATTGTAAGAGGGCTTCCACCTCCACCGCTTGTAAATCCAGTTACCTGAATATCCTCACCAAGTGAATTGGTAAGAGTTAAAGTTTGGCTACCACTATTATAAGTTCCACCTGTAATTGGAGCAGTTAAACCTGTAATTGTTATTGTACCGCCAGTATTATTATATAAATCTAAATCTGATGTACCTGAAAAATATGTACCACCCGTAATTTGAACGTCACTACCATAAAATATCCTCCAACGAGCATCTCCTACTGTTGTCCCACTTTGACCTTCAATTGTCGAACCAGTCCAAGCGTTAATAAAATCTCTACCCGCTTGTGAACGGTCATTAACCGATGTTGCATAGTCAGTAACAGTAATTCCAGAGTTACCTGTTAATCCTGTCAACGCATTCCATAGTGTATCATAATTTGGTATTGTATATTGATATACAGTTTCAGTTTCCTGAACAAATACTTGCATACCTAATCTCCTTCTACCTGAAGATATATTATCAGAATTTAACGTTAATACATCACGTGAAAATGCACTTCCCGTTCCTTTCGTGAATTGAATTGGTATTGTATTACCAGAATTTTGAATTGCTCCTGATGTTACACCGTATGTCGACCAATTTAAATCCGAAAGTGAATATACCTCCATATATCCACCTGTTTGGAGTACAGAAAAATTAGTACCAAATGTTGCTGTCCTTGTTACGGATTCAGAACCTGAAAGTTGACTTGCGGTTATAGGATTTTTATATGGAAATGACATGTTGTTTTGTTTATATTAAAAATATGTTTTTATATTATGTTTTAGTGTCCCCCTTAAAGTAGATTGTAACAGACAATGGAGGTGCCACTGGTTGTTCAGCATACGAACCTAACCATAATACTCTATAAGTCCCTGCAGGAATGGCTGCTCCTGAAGTTACGATAACGTTTTGTGTTGATAAACCTGGGTCAGGCGTACCATCATTGATAACATTAGTTGCACATGCACTACCAGTACCAATATCTACCGTCATATTTGTCATTGTACCTCCAACACCCGCCAATGGTACCCAAATTGAATAGAAGTATTGAATACTAGGGTCTACTTGTCCAGGTGCTACCGCGATAGTACCAAACGTATATTGATTTTGTCCACAACCATAAGAATCATTACCCGAACCAGAAACTTGTCTTATTGGTCCTGCCAAAGTTGTAACAGGCGTTAGGAACCCATCAACAGTAGTTGACCAACCTGAGAAATGAGCATAAACGTCCAAATCAGGAGAATAATTTGGTCCTGCGGCCGGAGCAACCTGACCATTAAGCCAATAACCATAGAATGAAACGGCACCATTATCTGACATATATTGACCAAGATTATTAGTTGAACTAACATCACTTGGTTCAGGGAAAATGTAAGCCGAGAATGGTAGATTAGTTGGTGTTGGTGTAGGTGTTTGAGTTGGTGTTTCTGTGTTAGTTGGTGTCTGAGTTACCGTTGGTGTTGGTGTATTCGTTGGAGTCTCAGTATTTGTTGGTGTCTGAGTTTGGGTTGGCGTTTCAGTGTTAGTTGGTGTCTGAGTTTGGGTTGGCGTTTCAGTATTTGTAGGTGTATTAGTTGGAGTCTCAGTATTAGTTGGTGTTTGAGTTTGAGTTGGTGTTTCTGTGTTAGTTGGTGTTTGAGTTTGAGTTGGCGTCTCGGTATTTGTTGGAGTATTTGTTGGAGTCTCAGTATTTGTTGGTGTCTGAGTTTGAGTAGGTGTTTCTGTATTTGTAGGTGTCTGAGTTTGAGTTGGCGTCTCGGTATTTGTTGGTGTATTTGTTGGTGTTTCAGTATTAGTTGGAGTTTGAGTTTGAGTTGGCGTCTCAGTATTAGTAGGTGTTTGAGTTTGTGTTGGAGTCTCGGTATTTGTTGGTGTCTGAGTTGGAGTTTCAGTATTTGTTGGTGTCTGAGTTTGTGTTGGAGTTGGAGTTTCAGTATTTGTTGGTGTCTGAGTTGGAGTTTCAGTATTTGTTGGTGTCTGAGTTGGTGTTTCAGTTGGGGTAGGTGTTTGAGTTTCAGTTGCAGTAGGTGTTGAACCTGCAGTTGCAGTTGTACTTGGTGTTGGTGTTTGAGTTTCTGTATTAGTCGGTGTCTGAGTTGATGTTGGTGTTTCAGTATTAGTCGGTGTTTGAGTTTGTGTTGGTGTTTCTGTAGGAGTTTGTGTTGGAGTCTCAGTATTAGTAGGTGTTTGAGTTTGTGTCGGTGTTTCAGTATTTGTAGGTGTTTGAGTTTGTGTCGGTGTTTCAGTATTTGTAGGTGTGTTTGTTGGAGTTTCAGTATTAGTTGGCGTTTGAGTTTGTGTTGGTGTAGGCGTAGGTGTTGCGTTATACGTATATCCTGTAATAAATGCATAAGTATAAATTGAACCAGGCGCACTAACTATAAGGTTATTAAAAATAGATATTTGAGTTGCGTCGGTATAAACATCGTTTAATACGGTTTGTGTAAATCCTGTTGTTTCCCCAAACGGAATTACAATATTTACCGAATTAAAAATTGGGATTCCCGTTGTTTCTATTTCGTCAATAAATGATATGTTAAGTGCAACATCAGACAATGTTGACGCAGTGGCACCATAACCTGCATAAATTGAACCAGACGAATAGAATGCTTCAAGATTAATTATAACACCAGCGGGTGTGACACTTGGAGTAGGGGTTAATGTTGGAGTCTCAGTATTAGTAGGTGTATTTGTTGGTGTTTCAGTTGGTGTAGGAGTTTGAGTTTCAGTCGCAGTAGGAGTTAACCCAACAGATGCTGTCGGAGAAGGTGTAAGTGTTGCAGTTGTAGTTACCGTTGGAGTTTGGGTTTGAGTTGGAGTTTGGGTTTGAGTAGATGTTTGAGTTTGAGTTGGTGTTTCAGTATTGGTTGGTGTTTGGGTTTGAGTTGGCGTCTCAGTATTAGTTGGTGTTTGTGTATTTGTTGGAGTTACTGTCGGTGTTTGAGTCTGAGTAGCAGTATTTGTCGGTGTTTGAGTTTGAGTTGGTGTTTCAGTATTGGTTGGTGTTTGGGTTTGAGTTGGCGTCTCAGTATTAGTTGGTGTTTGTGTATTTGTTGGTGTAGTCGTTGGGGTTGTGGCAATTGAAGTTACTGATGGTGTTGGTGTAGGTGTTGGCGTTACACACTCAAGGGTTACAACAACCCCATTAAACATGTCTGTTCTTGTTTGTGCGGAATAATAAATTACATTGTCAACATAAACATTAAATGGTCCTAAGGCGTTTGAATTAGATGCTAATCTAACAATATATGTGGTACAACCTGTTACTGTTAATTGTTGTTCAATTTCAGTTCCACATCCAGGTGCATTATTTGTTACTAATATAGAGTAAGTCGACATTCGTTGTTTTACTTAATAAATACCACGACTATCTTATTTGAATAAAAAAAAAATAAAACAGATTATTATAAAAATAAAAATATCTTATATTACACAAGAAGGGTCTGAATATACAATAGAAAAATTACAATTTGCTTCTTGAATATCAATATTGACGACACAAGAAGCCAATTCAATAGTAATTTGGAAAGTACAACCAAAAGTACATTGTAATAATTTAAAAATACTACATCCATTGTTATCCGTTAAGGTTAACATTATCTCAGGAGCAGTATTAAATATTGAAGGTATTGTGTTATTATATTCAACTGTAGGTGGAACGGGTCCTGTATTTATAGTACCAAGTAAAGTTTGATAGTTCCCATATACATCTGATATATAGACATCAATTGGGTATGTACCTCCCGATATTTCCGTTATTCTTACCTGTATCATGTTAAACAAATTGTATCATAAACGATTATCAATTCAATAATAATTTCCTGACCATTTAAACTATTGTTAGTTGGACTTGTTTGAATTATTATTTGATTATTGGCAGAATCTACCGTTATTACACCAATACCAGGTATTGTATTTAATAAACTAACAACTGTATCATAATAATCATTATCACTTGGTGCAACATTTAAAGATGTTGTTGTAAAGAACGTATCACTTGTTGTTATACCTAAAGGATTTACGGAAACTTTAACTGTAAAAGTTGCAGATATTAAACTACAACTTGTATTTCCCGAAGTTAAATCATCAAATCCAACATTCAACATTTGTAACAATCCAAACTTAGTTTGTGATTGAATGTTAAACACTTGAGACCCCATTACATAAGTTTGATAAGAAACATATGCCGCATCACAAGTAATACTGGTAGTTCTTGATAATGAACATCCATTATCATCAACTATTGTTAAATTGTATGTTCCACCTGTTAAACCTGTGACAGTAATTTCTTGTGGGTTATTAGGTATATTATCAGACCAAGTAAATACGAAAGGTGGAGTACCAGATGAGATAAATGCAGTTAACATCCCATCAGAACCTGTACCACAGGAAGTGCTATATAAACTATAATCTAACGGTGAACTTTCCCCAACATATACTTGAGTAGTTTGGGTACAACCCGTACTATCTGTAACGGTAATTGTATGTTGTCCCGATGAAACATTATCAAATGTAATTGCAGATAATGTAGTATCATTTATATTAACTAAACCATCTAATGAATAGTCAAATGGAGATTCTCCCCCATCACTCTTGTTAACTGTGATATAACCATTATCACGATTGCAAGTTGTTCCTGTAGTTTCAGTGGAAATTGTAAAGGTATTAGTAGCATATAATGTAACCTCATCCATATAAAAACATCCCGATTCATCTTGAACCGAAACTGAATATGTTCCCGAAGCTAAATTTGAAAATAATTGAGTGGTTTGATTATTACTAACATTTAATGTATTCCCATTAGGATAAATTAAAGTATAGATATAAGGCGATGTACCTCCAATAACCGAAACAGTTATTGAACCACCATTACTTGAACATGTTGAACCTTGTGTTGAAATACTAACAGACGTTATACCATTTGGTGATGTTAGAGTTGTACCTACCGTGATTGTACATAAAGCTGCATCGGTAACTTGGAAAGAATAATTTCCTGGTGATAATCCAGATATTGACCATGATGTCGGATATTGGACCACCACTTGACCTGTGGATGCAGAATAGTAATAAGGTGCGGTTCCTCCCGTAATTTGAATGGTTAAAACTCCATCGGCGGAAAAACAAGTTGGTTCCGTTGCTGTAAATATTCCCAACCCTATTGGCGGTACATCAACAATTGTTGCAGACTTTGTTGTCACACATCCATAAAAATCTGTGACACTAACAGAGTAATTTCCCGCAGTTAATCCAGTTACAGTTGACCCTGTGGCACTTGTGTTCCAAAGATATGTATATGGTGGACTACCTGTTAAACCAGTAATCATAATTTTACCCATAGCACTACCTCCGCAAGATGAGTTTGGTACCACATATAGTCCATAATCTAATGTATCGGAATCTTCAACGATAAAATTGGCACTTTGTCCTGTACAACCACCCAAGTCAAGAACAGTTATATAATATGTTCCCGCTGTTAGGCTTCCAAATTCAACGGTAGATTGGCTTGTAGTTGCAGATTGAGAAAATACCCCATCTCCATGATATAAATAAAAACTTGTTGAGGAATAATCAGATGTCGATGTTCCTGTAACTGCCCCGTTATTTTCAGAACATGTTGTTCCCATAACTCCAAGAATACTTGCACATACCCCACTTGATACTGGTATATTAATGTAAAATTCACTATTTGTTGGTAGGGTACTATCATTAACCCTAACCGCATATGTTGTGGCGCTTAATCCCGTTTTAACCGCAGGTGATGTTGTAACAATATCAGGTGATAATACAGGACTTAACCATTGTACTGTATATGGTGGAGTACCACCAGTCAAAGTCAAACTAATTGACCCTGAGTTTGTATTTGAACAATCCCCCGTAACCGCTATGTTATAATTAAACACTGACATTATCTAGTACAATTTATATTAATATTTATTCCTACGTTTAAAACTACCGTTTCTTGTAAATTTTGGGAAACACATCCTAAATTAGTTATTGTTAATGTATTACCATTTAAGAAATATGTGTAGCCATAACCATATAAAGTTGGTAGATAATCTATTAAAGCGTTTCTCCACTGCGAATCTGTTGGTACATCATTATAACCATACCCATTATAAAAACTATCTTGAATTATGATTTGGTTATTAATTCTTAAATCAACATACCATTCTGTCTGAACTGAATTTTGATAACATTCATTAAGTGTTAGTCCACTTGATGATAACATATTATTAATTCTATTTGCAAGAATACTATTAAAATCAGATACATTAATATCACCATTTAACCACGGATAAATATAAAATTCAACATACTCTGAATTACATGTGTAATCAAAAATGTTTGATATAATATAACATGGGTCAACAGGTACTGGTATAAACTGACAACCTCTTTGTCTTCTATAAACAAACTTTTGTTTATGTAGTACAGAGTTTTCGAATCTAACCCCGCCATTCCAAATGGTTGTTGCGGGAACCATCTGTTCCACCAACTTAGTCCAATAAGGACCTATACCATTAACGTAATCGATTAACTTTTGATACGTGTACTTGTTGTTGGGCAACCCGACAGTTTGTTCTGATTCGATGTATTTCCACCAAATAGATTGTAATGTAGGATAACCACCCGTTTTACCATCAGAGATGTATTGTCTGTTTCGAGTGTTAATCATATTCTGCCAAAAAGTTTGAGAGAATTCAAAGAATGTTTTCTTCTTAGGCTTAGGGTCAACATATGTCCAATCAACACCACCTGGTACAGGATAACCAACGGTTAAACCTGATTCAGGAATTGGGTAATCATATCTTCTTGATTGGTCCCAAACATCATAAACAAGACCTTGGGCCGGATTTAAGAATATGTCAACGTTCTTTACGTTTAATACTAATTTTTCATTATCGATAAAGTAGTATGCATTGTAATCTCCTTGAGTTGAAACTCTAATTTTATCATCGTCCGCTAACCATGATTTATTATTATCAACAACTTTTTGAAGTTTAAATCCTTCCGTCATATAAGGGAAGTCCCTAAATCTATTCAAATAAGTCTGACCGTAAGTAAACGGTTGTAATTGTGTTTGGATACTAAAGTTTTGTCCTGTGTAAACATTTCCCGTAAGTACAACATTATCAGGACTTCTATGTGATGGTGTAGTTTCATACCAACCAGCACCAATTTGGAAGAAGTATGTTTCCGTATTGACAGGAGCTTTTGGATATCCTTCAAAATCTATAGGGTATGCTGCTAATGTTATATTAGTATCAGTATATGTTGCGGTTTCTGTAAATGCAGTATAAATTTGTCCATAAATACTATATGTTTGACCTACAGCATAAGATGGTGTTTCTTGAACGTAAGTACCACCTGAAATTTGAGCCCATTGATTATAGAACTGGTCAAGATTAATTTTTTGGTCAGCCAAATAAATGTGTTCATTATATTCAATTAGTGAATCAGGTGCTCCAATCAATCTTAATAAAAATTCAACAGACCTTCTCGTACCTTTTGATTTAAAAAGGTATGAGGCATTAAGAATTAAATTTCTATAATATGCATAGTTTAATTCTGTTGGCGTTAAAGCTCGAGCATAACCAGGATAAGTTGGTGTCGATGTATTACCAAAAACAGATGATAAGAAATCCTCATTTGTAATTGGTGAAAAATTAGATGACCATCCTAATGTTTGAGATAAATTAGCCAATAATTGTGAAGGTATATCATTTGATGGATTATAGTTTACAGAATTCATGTAAGCCAACCCTTCGATAAATTGTTTTATTTGGTCAAAACTTCTACCGTAAATTTGAAATATTTTTTCAACTTTTCTACCCAAAGTATCAAATTCTTTTAAAGAATCTGAAATTAAGAATCTTGAAATTAAATTGGTCTTAAACGAATCCAAATTAACCGCAATTGCTTGGATTTGTTCCAAGTATGAGTCAAATAAGAATGAACTAATATCTAAGTTCCAAGGACCATCTTTTGGCCAAGTCACTTGTTGATAATCCGTATATGTTTGACCAAATTCATTTTGTTGTGGTACTTGAAATACCGCAGTATATTCAGGTCTAACTAATCTATTAAGTAAGAATTTTTCAACCTCATCAAAACTTTCTTGAAATATTTTGTCAACAATATAATCATTTGGTCTGATTTGATATTCTTGTTGGATTGTGGTTGCCGTTGTTCCAAATGGTGAACCAGAAACGTAAAATGTAATATCACCTGATGTTAATGTGGTAGACGGAATAAACGCCAAAACCTTATAGATATTATCATCAATGCTAACACAATAATCTAAATAAGTGTTGTTAAGATTTCTATATGGCGAAACATCTAACTCTCTCAATGTTAAGTTAGTTGACGCACTAATAGAATAATCAATATCAAATGGATTTTTTATTCTATCAACATTAACCTTGAAATATGTTTCATCATTTTGAACATCATAAACAATATCATAAGCAGTATTACCTGTTGAGAAATCACTATTAGTAAATATAATATCTAAAGACGCTGGGAAATAATTAATAACACGAGTAATTGAAACCCTAAATCTTTCAGATAGAGAACCATACATCGAAAAGTTAAGAACTTGAGTAATATCAAAGTTTGGATAAACTCTAAATTGAGTTGCAAGTATTCTTCGACTCTCTTCAACACTATCAATATTCATCATATCCAAAGTCATTGGTTCTGAGAACGCTCCGACATTGAATGTACGATTAACTTTTTCTGTTACTCCTGTTGTAAACTCAAAATTACCTTGCGTAAGTCCTCCACCCTCGACAGTTTGTAATCCTACAATGTTGTCAGAGAAAGTCCCCCCGCCATTACCTGGTCTTGGTGGATAAAAGTATTTAGTATTTGTTGTGTTTACTGCCATTAACCAGTTATGTTTGTAAAGTTTTTACTGAAATCAATATTATTACCTCTACTTTGTCTAACCTCATATAACAATGCATTAAATTGGTCTCTAATTTCATACAAGTTGTATTGTCTGTATATGTTATTTTCAGAGTCATATATTGTATAAACACCATCATCAATTGATTTGGTTTGATTACCATAAAGAGCAATTGCAAGAGATGATACGTCGTATTCAACCATTTCAACTTCCAAAGTAATTGGGTTAAAAAATGTATTTGAAATAATAATGTTTTGATTTGGCTGACCAATAAATGGTGTTGCGTTTGGATTGTTAGTTGGGGATGATGATGGTGATAAAGTCAAGAATATTAAATTTGAATTTCCATCAACATATCTATATCTAATTGCTTTTTGTGTTGTATTTGTTTGGTTTGTCACCACAGGTTCACAAAAGAACGATGATGTAATAACTCTAAAGAAATTTGGTATTTTTGAACCATCAGGATTTAAATATTCAACTCTAAATCCAACCAATCCTTGTGGAACAAATTTATTTTGATATTGTGTTGGAACATTTGAAATATCAATCACAATTCCTTTTACGTTTGGCAAAGCACTTAACACACCACAATCAGTAATTCTTGTTCTGATTTGTGCGGGTCTTAAGTATAGTGTGTAAATCCCAAGAGCGTTGAACTGCTCAGCAGGTAATGTTAAGTTGTATAATCCACCCAAAACCTCAACACCAGCGTTTCCACCTGTTTCTGTGTTGTTGAAATAAGGTTTAAGAATTGTTTGTGCATCAAGTTGTGTTAGGACGAAATTACTCGTAACATCCCTTGATGGAGTATAATTTAATATAATCTCTACGTCTTCAGGTGAAACGTCTGAAGGTCTAATTGTGCCGTATGAACCGATTGCCATATCTTATTTTATCTTATAAATAGTTTAGTTCTTTTTTTCAACGTTAAAAAATCCATATCCGTAATTAATCATGTCACCTAAATTGTCAACCTCCCCTAATCTTTGGATTCTTTCGTATGCTGAATTCTTTCCTCGTTCAACAAAAACATTTGTTTGTATTTGTGGTTGGTCAATAACTTTGATTAAAACTTCCTCTTTTGTTATTGGTCTTTGTGTTAAATTATTCTCTGTAAATCCTGAAGATTGTTCAAAAAATATTGTTGTCCCGTCTATGTAATCATAGTAATCAACCAAATTAACTGTATAGGCGGTGAATGTTGTTGCAGTATTAGTTATCGCCCCCCATATTTGACCGTTCTTAATAACGGGAACTCCAACTTGGAATTTTAATGGTCCATACATCGCCAACTCATTAAGTTTGGATTTTGTTAAACCTGAAACCGTAAATGGAACCGTTGTAAAATTATTTGATGTTTGAGCAGATACTTCGTTAACGGCATCTCCTGAAAATATGTAGTTATAACTGATTGGAGTTTCAATCCAATTACCACCCACAGGAATAAAAAACGCTTCACCATTTGGGTTATTAATGACCACATCAGAAAATGGTGTCGTGATTGTTTTGGAAACTCTTGTAATTCCCCACGGATTTGTTTGTTCCAATGTAATTGTATATTGAGCAATTGCAACAGGATAAGTGTGTACGATTGAATTGGGTGTGTATGAACTAATGGTTTGCGATGGCGTCCCATCACCCCAACTAACCTTATAAGATGATAAATCAAGAAATTTTTGAAACTCACTTGATGTATTATACACATTATAAACATATGGGTTTGAAGTTGTTGATGAGAATATAAAATTGGCAACCACATCTTTCTGTAATACCGCTCCATCAAATGGACTAAAGTAACCAACGTCAACCGCAGTTTGTCTGAATAAAATTGGAATTGTAATTCCTGATAATATTGAACTTCCATTTGGTCCCGCAGTCAATACTTGGGTCATCCCCGAATAAACACCAGTCGTTTCACCAGTATAAGTTGGTCCAACGTTTTCACCTTGCATATTAACAATAAACAAGTCACCCTTAATTGTTTCAGGTGATATTATAATATTATAAAAATCTTCCATTATGGGTTAACATATTCATACCATTTTATGGGTTCCAATGTACCCGCCCTTTGAGCATCATTAAGATATATTGTTTGATTTGGATTCATGTTGAATATTTGATAATCATGTTTTTCATAATTTAATTCAACACGATAATAAAAATATTGTGAACCATCAAAGATATATTTGTTACCAGGTAATGATGATTGTGGCATATTCATCATCTTTGTAAAGTATCCATTTTTTGCATCATAGAACTTGGCAGTCATATAAAATGTTTTGATATCCAAAAATGTTCTTTTCTTTAACCAATAGATAAAGAAACCTTCTTTGTCTCCAACATAGTCCAAAACAAAATATGGTTTTTTAATACTAACAGGTGTCGTCTGCATGATTGCGTCCATCTTTAACCCTTGTTGTGTCGGTATAATAATTGTTATATAATTGGTCTGTCTTTTTTCATCAACATTGTCATACAAATCCAATTTAAAAAATGAATTGGTAAAGTTGTTTGTATAATAAAAAATCTCTTGAGTTGTAAACCCTTCCACCTGATAATTGGACTTCCAATTTGTAGCATCATTTAAAGAACCTCCTGAATAAAAATTAAACTCATATTTAATATCCGTTGGTTCAGTTGTTGTACCTGTCAAAGGTGCATGAGCAAATCGAGTTACCTCAAAATCTCTACCAACACCAATAACCTCAGTAATGATTTTACTTTCGTATTCATCAATACTTTGGTCCAACCCAACATAGTCCCACGTTAACTGAATGGGGATTGTAAGTTGTCGGTCAACAAAACCGTCTAAATTAATTTTAACTTTATTCACACTCATCAAACAATGGCTTAATTGGGTACTGAACCCCTAAAGAGTTATAGTTTATTCCTTCAGGTATTAATCTAAAGATGGCTTCTTGATATGGATATTGAGCGCTGTTCATAAATGGGAAATCAACACCCCTTTCAAGGTTATCCTTAAACCCATAAGTATATATGTCTCTCCATCTAAACGATTGGTCGGCAGAAGAATAAAAAGAATAGAAAGGCACATTTTCAACTTGTTCCGCAACCGCAGTCTCAACATAATCAGAGAAAACTCTAATCCTCATTGATGTGTGGGGTTTGTAATAAAATCCAGGACTATTTGTTGAATATGTTTCAGTAGTTTGAAATACGTTTTGATTGTAATTCAGTTTTTGATAGTACGGTGAAATAACCCTTTCAATTTGGTTATAATCATTCCACTCACAAAAGTCACCATCAATTAAATCATCTTTTTTTAAATCTTGATTATAATAAAATGTTTTTGTAACACCACTAGTCAAAGTATAATTTGATGTTTGTATGTTTGTATCGGAATAAGTATTTTTTAAATCCCACCAAGAACTTATTGGCCTTGTCAAATTAAACTCCCAACCTTGTTTTAACCCTATACCATTATTTGGTTGATTAAAATATCCCGTATATCCTTTATTAATAATAGTTAAAAATAATTCACTAACAGGTCGTTTTTGATTATCCAACACTCCATTTAAATCTAAATCGTAATTGACCGTAACATTATATGAATTACTACTAGTCTTTTGAGATATTCTTGAAATTTGGTTTGGTGTTATTGAACTATATTCAAATTTTCTCTCTTCGTTAAATAGATTCTTTTCAAACGCATTTTTAACCATAATACAATCTCCAACATTTGTTAAAATTTTATGTTCCCTCACATAATATTTTGACTTTGTTTCCAATAAATTATCAGGATTAATAACTCTTTTAAATGTTCCCGTAACTCCATTGGCAAATGTGGTACCCGTATATCCAAAATTGAATAGGTTAAAAACGTAGGGGTCACTATCTAATTGGTTATTACCCAATGAATAAACTTGGAATAAATTTAATTGATTATAAAAGAAAGGTAATTCAACATACTCACCAACAGTTAATCCGTGTGGTGCAATACATTGAAATCTAATAACATTACTACCATTTTGAGTTCCATTAATAATTGAAAATGGAATACCTTCGGACGCATACCAATCATAACTACTATTATTTAATGTGTATGACATTTGTTTTAAATAATTGTTACTTTGAGCATAACTAATATAATATGTCCAATTGTATGTGTAGGCACTTTTTGCAACATAATTAATATGTTGGTCAGATATGTTAGGCCTATAAAAATCAAATTCATAATATTGTGGAAATCCTTTCCATATAGTACTAACAAAAGATTGTTCGGGATTAACATAATATAAAGTATTTCTAAATGGAACATATTCAGTAGTACCTGTATATGTGTTACCATACAAATAATTAACTTTGAATGTGGGTCTGAATATACCACTACTTTGTCTTTCATCATCAAATACTTGAGCCAAACTAATACTTTGACTTCGGTCATATTCAACCATTTGTTGACTCTGTTGCTCTAAAGTAATAGTGATATCTTGGTCAACTGATGGAGCCGCCTGATATTCCTGACTACTCGGTATAATTGTAAACTTATTCACCTACAGAATATTTTGTTTTAAATTTATCTAACGCAGTTAATCCTTTATTTACTCCAAAATAAAAATGGAATGGAGCGCTAACTAAGAATTTATTTGGATAAGTTCCCGCATTGTAAGAATATGAACCATTAGGGTTTACATTAAAGATATAACCTCTTTCGTATATATCACTTACTTGTGAATTTGACCCAATAAAATAACTTGGCGACCCAATATTTCTTCTATCTAATGATTGATAGTTATATCCAAAAATACCTGAAGTATTAATATTTGATGATTGATTTGTAACCCAATCATTGTATTGTGAACCAAAAATACTTTGTATTGATGGTTGATTTAATCCCCACTGATAAAACGGTACATACTGAGATTTAATACCATAAGGATATGTTATAGCATTTGCATTATTTGATGGTCTAAAATCAATAACTCCAGGCGTTAAGAAGTCTTTGTTTTGTAAATCAACTGTGGTAGAAGAAAAGAAAACACCCATTGTTGGGTCATCAAGTCCACCCAAAATAACAACAGGGTCATTACTTGTACCATAAACACTATAAAACTCAGGTGAAAAAGGTATTACACCATACTCAGAATTAATTGACATACTTTGAGCTAAATCACCATCAATTCTTCTATCGGGTCTGGTAAATAATTGATTCAATCCATTATTACCAAAAGTAAAAAGTTGAGCCAAATATCCTTCGTCTGTAATACGAGATATAACAAATAAATTTACCAAATCTGAAGTATCCGAATAACTTGTTGGATTTAATGTATTCATTATGTACCCTTTAGCTGACGGGTCAAAAATTATTTCTTGATAAAAATCATCTTTAATACCCAAATTAACAATTGTTGTTGGGAACAATAAATTTCTGTCATTAACGGGGTTTATTAATCCAAGAGTTGGTCTTCCAATAAATCTTGGTGATGTTGTTCCTGACAAATAAGGTGAACTTCTGTAATAGAAGTTATTAGTCTTATCATCAAAATAAACAAGTTCTTTGGCAAACTGAGGTGGTAATGGTTTATTTTGTTGGTCAAAATAAGTATCAACTTGTATTGGAAATGTGTATAATGAACCATTTACCCAATTGTTGGTAAATGTTTGAGATAAAACACCTCGACATAACCCATAGAAAAATCTAAATCTAAATCCCCACTCACTAAACGCCCTTAAATCTTTTTGTAAATCTGTCCAAGGATTAACCGCAAAAACATAACACCCATTTTGAACTGAATCACTACTTTGACATCCCGCAGTAACACCAAAATTAACACTATTACCACTATAACAATTAAGACCAACCATTCTCTCACAAGTACTTAATGACTCTAACACATTGACACTAGCAAGTTGACCCTCAATATCAGCATTAACTTGAGATGCACCTGTATCGTAACCACTTACATTAATGGGTGCTCCTTGTCCACCAATAATATAAGCAGAAAATCCTACGTTTTGTTGTAATAAACTAACACTACCATTTATAACACCACTATCGATATAATCAGATGATGGTAATCTGTCAGTTCTCATAACATTTCTTGAAGAATTGACAATGTTCAACGCACTTGAACCCGTTAATGTTGGATATAAAATTGGGCTAAAGTATACCCTACTCGGTGGGTCATTATATGCCTTATAAGAGAGCAACGGGAATATCACATTTAAAATAATAGTATTTAAAACTAATGGAGTTAACTTTAATATTGCACCACCCGATAAATCCTCGGCGGTATCATACTTACTAACCGATATTGCGGATGAATAATAATCATTCGATGTTTTGGTTACCACACCATTAGCTATTCCATATGACGGACTTTTATCAATGAATACTGTTGCTGGTACAAAAACATTACCAAATGTTGGACCTGAATTAATAGTTCTATCGGGAGTTGTTGAATCTAATGCCCCATAAAATCCAACATTACTTGTGGTGTATGAAGAAAATTGTAAACCAGGTGTTGTTGAACCTACCACACCAGGACTATAAACATAAGATGAAAAATAAATATTATTTTGAACGTTATGTTGTGGAACAGTAGTTACTGAACCTGTTGGTAATTTTTGAACAGGTATATTCATTTTTGTTGTTGCCGTAATGATTACGTCGTTTTCATTTGGGTATCCCAATATCTTACCAATACCATATTGATTAATTAACGTTGGGGAATATGGGTCAACCCCTCTTTGTAAAATTAAAATTTTTGAGTCAGAAAAATCCGCAAAATTACTTATGGCTAAATTTTGTTGTGCTCCATCTTCAAGCCACCCATCACTACCTAAATTGCCTTTAACTTCTTTATAAATTTGAACTGAGCTTGGTGCAGTTAAATAGTTCCAAAACCCAACACCACTACCTAAATTAGGTATTGAATATTGTGGTACACCATTAACAATATTTGTTGTAATTGTAATAGCAGTAAGTACTTGATAGTATTCAATATCTGAAGGATATACATATCTTTGACAACTTTCACCAAAACTAACTACCGTATATTCTGCAGTACCACCTAAATTAGTTGTACTTATACAATTAACATTTGTTATTGTATGAGACCCTAATGTTAACGCACTATAAATAACAATCCCCCCATTACAAGTATTATATGTCACCGTACCTGAAGTAGTAACATCTATAGTAATACTATCAACACACTCAGTTGTTGCACTTGGTATAGTATATAATGTAGTCGATTCCGTAGTTTGACTATTATCTGTTGGAATTGCATATTTTACTTGAGTAGTAAATTGGTCAGTTTGAATTCTACCATTTATTCCTTGTAACACTGAACCACCAGTAGTTCCTGTCCACAAATAATTTTTATCTGTGGTTAATGATGGATTCACAAAAGTTAATAGAGTACCTGGTTCAAATTCTTCAGGTGATAATATAGTTAAAGTATTATCATAATGATACAAACCTACAGGATTATTTACATCTGAAGCAAAAGTAGCTTTTATTCTATTAATCCCTTGGAAATATTTATTTCTAACATTAAAAGTGTTTATCCTTTCTCCTGGTGTTATTGTTTTTGAAACAGCAAATCTTCGAGTATTATCGCTGTCAGGAAATGTAACAATAGAACTCACACCATTTTTGTATGCAGATGGATTAGTATTACTAGAACCAAATCCTGCAAGTGCCTCACTTAAAATTTGAGCATATAATGAATTGTTCGCTTCGTAAGTATCATCACTTGGAGATTGTGATGTTGCCCTTTCTTGAGCCTTAACTAAATTTTCATAATATGCCGATGAATTAGATAATTGACTAACTAAAAAAGACTCAGTGGCGTTTGTAGAAGACTGTAGAATCTCTGGGTCACATTCACAAGCCTGACAATCGGGATAAGTCACCATTGGTAATTTAAAAGGTCCAAACCTTAGTTGTTCAATGAATTTTTTTATTTTCTTTGCTTTAATTAACAAAATTGTCCATACGGTCAACTGTAGTACCGCAGATACTACCCCCGCAATACTAACACCAAAAGACGCAATAATTAACGCAATATAAACCGCAACCAAAAATCCAAACGCAATAACGTTTTTAATAATCCACCCAATTAATGCAATAATTAAAGGTTTCGCATAATTTTCTAAAATTGCCGCAGCAATATGATAAACAATTAATAATGGGATACCAATTATTTGAACCAATTGCATTAAAATTGCAAATAGAAAGAAAATAAAATCAAAATTTCTAAAACCTTCATTTACAGGAAATTTATTAATAGTACTTTCACAATCTTGACTGTCAATTTCTTTAATCCCAATAAACCTACCTCTTCCACCATTTTTAAATTCATCAATTAACCCTGAAACCGTGTAAACTTTATTAAAGTCAAATTGATAAAAAGTATCATCACAATTTATTGCCGCTTGAGTATTTGTGTATCCGGTCCAATCTAATCCAAAATAATATGAACCAGCCAATTCTGCGTTAGACGATGGGTTAAATTGTAAATTTGGGTCAATTACCGAACTTGTCCATCCATACTCTTTAATATTTGGAACTAAAAAATATGGTCGTCTTGTTTGTTCAGTTAATGCCGTTGGTTGAGTCCATTTAATTTTAAATCTATATTTTGCCTTAGTTGGAATACCTATTGTTGGGTCATTTGATATAACTCTTTCACCAAATTCATTAGTTATATAATAATCTAAGTTCATTGGTAATTCAGTTAACCAAACACCATCACCATCAATAATATTTCCAGATTGTTCTAATTGATATTGTTCCAGTATTGGATTACCAATAGTATCTTGTTGGATGGTTTGTCTAATTGCTAATATTTGTCCAGGTCCTGATTGTAAACTACAAAGATTACCCATATCATCTTTAGGTTTTGCATTTCTCCTAACTCGGTAAGCGTCTGAAGTGGAATAAATTGAACCCATAAAAACAGATGTTGGTTGTATATTAACATTTGCCTCGTCTCTCAAATCAAAATCAAGACGATTAATGGCAATGTCACAAATATCAGGGTCACCCCAAAGTGGTGATATTTCAATACCTTTAACCAAATTAATAATTTGAGGTAATGAATTTAAATCTGTTGATGTTCTAAAACGATTACCCGCAACTTGAGCTTCAGTTGCAAGACCCATTCTAATTAAATCCTGTGGTGTCAATGAAAACTCTCCAATATCAGACAAGTCAACATCCATAACAACAGTTTGAAACCCTAATGGTACCCCCATTATCATGTAATCCCCACTATCATTTGTTTTGGCCGTGAACTTATAATATCTGTCATATATTTCAACAGCGGTTGTTCCTGTCAGAGCATCCAATCTTGATGGTATTGTACCTGTTGCTGCGTGAACAGAATAAGATTTTTCATAAGGTAATAAGTTGTACCTATATCCATCTTCATTTTTATCTGAAGGTGATTTATATGGGTATATACTTGAAATAATTGGGTTTGATTCATCTACCGTTGTAATAGGTATGAATATTGACACTCTTGCGTTTGGTAATCCAAAACCATTGTTAGCGGTAACCCTACCAACAATAACTCCATAATCGGCACAACTTCTTATATAGACATCTTCTTGTTGTATTTTTAAAGATAAAATCTCTAACTGTTCAAACTCTTGGTCTAATTGTACGTTGATTGTTTTGTTAACCCCTAATTCAGTCCTTATTCTATATGATTGACCCATTAATGTCTTTAGTTAATAAATAGTTTATGCGGGATTTTTAAAGTGAACCCACACAATTAAATAATAATCCAAAGAAAAAATAAATAAACTTGTTAAGAAAAAGTAATTGATTGGAAGTTCTTAACCGAAACTCTAATGTCTTTACCTGGATATCTAATCTGATACACTTGTGATGGTTGAGCAAATATGGTATCATCAACAGGACCAATAAGTTTTAATTCTGGGTCTGAGTATTCCATAGAGGTTTCTGCCGATGAATATTGACCACCAACTTCATTAAACACATCTAAAGTTGAAACGGTTAATACCCCATTTGTATTTTGAATAATACTTCTAATCTCGGATAGATAAACATTCTGACCTAATTGTCTTGATAGAGGGTTAAAGTATGCAGATATTTTATCAATAACACTTGAAATAACTTGTCCTGAGTTTTGAGCTGAATCTAAGACAATCGCAACATCAACACTCAAGTCAATAACCTCAGCACTGAATATTGAAATATAATCATTCATCATTCGGTAGTTTGATAAATAATTTGCAATGTTTTGTCTTAAAGTATTTGAAACAATATTGGTTAATTTACCTGAAGTATCGTAAGATAAAATTTGAATTAAAATTTTATTATCATTTTCTGTTATAGATACTTTTGCGGGTGCTCCAAATTGAGCTGGCATGTTTCTAATAATTGATTCGTAATCCTGTACGGTAACCGCTCTCTTTTGAGCTGCAAAATTAAATGATACATAGTTTCTAATTTCCTCTAATGATGGAATACCCGCTCCACCTACCGCCGCAGTTACGTTAACACATCTTAATGAATTAACTACCGCTGAGTTTGTTGTCTCAGATGGACCATTAACAAAGAATGAAACAGTACCAATTTGATTGATTACGTTTGTTCCTAAGTTTGTTGCCAATCCACCACCAACTCTATATTGAATGAACAATGTTGAATTTGGTGTTAATGTTGAACCTAATGAGAAATTGTTAGAATATTTTTGAAGTTCTAATGTTGTACCTAAAGTTGTGAACTGGTTCAATTGGTCTTGTGCGGTATTGGTACCACCACCAAATGTCATTTTCTTAAATCCTTCAGGTGTATATTCGGTAATAAATCTATCTTGAGTTTGGATATACTTACCAACTTTAATACCAGGTTGGTCAGAAACTTTTGCAGGGTCTTCAATAAAGACTCTATCTTCAGCCAATGCATCCACTTCATACCATCTATTATCAACACCTAAAAACTCTGCAGTTGTTGGTGTGTTTGTATATTGTGTACCATTCTTTAATAATACACTTGTAATGCCTAACACATTTTTTTCAGGTAAAAATAATTCAAAGAATGGTTTAACATCATTTGCACCAATAACTCGTTTGAATACCTTTGTAATACCATTTACAACAATTTCTCTTTTTGTGATTGTATAATTAACTAAAATATTATTTGAGTTAAAGTTTGGTATTTTTAATCTATTGGGAAAACCTTGAGAATTATATGGTGAAGCAAAATCAATGTCATAAACATTTTCAAAAACAATTCCGGCTCCAACAACTTGTGAACCTCTTGTCAATGTTCCAAGATATCTTTCATCTTCTTTATCACCAAAAGCAGGGACTGTAATTGAGAAATCAACTAAAGCAACTGATGGTCTTTGTCCTGGTAATTTTAAACCGTAGGTTCTGGCTATGTTATAAACTGATGACCTTTGTTGAGCATATTGTAAAACAGTCTCCTGAATACTTCGGTCAATGTTATAATGTAAGTTGTCCGCAATCGCGGCGTTTAAATCAATGAATACGGAGAAGACCGAAGCATCGTTAAAGTCTTGGATTAAGTCAGGATAGTAAGTTTTAGTATAATTCAAGAGCTCGGTCCTGATTGACTGATAATCCCTAGATGCGTATGATATTCTATTATTTGCCATTTGTATTAAATATTTATAATTACAAAATCACTCTGAGCATATGTTGAACCATTTGTTGAGTAATCTAATCTTATTTTTGCTGTGTACTCTGAAGTACCTTTGCCAGGGAATCGGTAAATTGACGATTCGCTTGTTCCTACAACGTTTTGACCTGTGGCAATATCCACTTCTTCCTGTGGGTCAGCAGGTGTAATACTTAAACTATTAACCAATAAGTTTGGCATAAAAGTTTCAATTGCATCTCTGATGTCAGATTCAATAGCGTCAAAGGTAATACCATCAAAAGGCTCAAAAAGAAATTCATATAATCTTGTACCAAATTGTGGTAAATAATATCTTGAACCCTTCCTTGTCAACAATAACAACATCAAGTCAGCTTTAATTTCTTGTGACTCTAATTCCGTTAATTGTAAGTAATCCCCCCTAAAAGAATCTCTGAAGGGAAAATTTATACCATATGTAACACCATTAGCCATTGTTTATAAATATAGTAGTATTTCCTTTTTTGTGAGCAGGAAAATAAGGACAATGTCTACAACCTGAACCACAACAAGAACCTCTTTCTAAATGGAATTCTTCGGTAAAGACATATTTTCCATCTTCCATATAAAATAAAGAAGGGAGAAGTTTTACCTTCCCCCCCTTATTTTTATTGTTATTATTAATATTACTTGATTTCACAAGCTCCACCAGCACAAGCCAATTCTCCGCTCAAATCAGTGTTATCTTGTAACTCAATAACTTTACTTAAATCAATTGAGTGAAGTTTTGCAAATAATCTTTCAAATTCTTCTTCAGTACAATCTTCAAATGGTGCTTGAATATAACTACCACCATCATAAGGTAATACAGATAATCCATTATAGAAATCTCTGTTTTCCCACATCCAATCTCCTGCTAATTCCCAATCTTCAGCCTTTAAACTGATAGTTGCAGATACGTTGTGACTGTTTGAACCAGTTCTGTGACCAGGTCTAACCCACTCTTGTGTAATTTTCTTAACACGTTCTAACAATTGGAAAGGACTTTCAGTTCTCAAAATTGCCCCTTCAGGTGCTTTTTGTGGAACCGAAATAACCGCTGTGTCATGTGGACGGAAGAATTCATCTTCAACTAGTTCAGGGTGATTTGTCACCAAGTAATTGTAGATTGCCTCATTCTTACCAACACGTACTCTACGGATGTAGTAGTCGTTGTGCCAAGCGTGAATACCTGATGATGTTCCCAACGTCAATGAAGTTGTTCCCGCAGGTTTTACAGTTGTCATACGAGCTGATTTGTTAATACCAATCAATTCAGCAACTCTTGTATTTTCTTCTTTAACCGCTTTCGCAGCTTCTTTCATATTATATCCTAAAACTACACCTGAACCAATACCTGTCATAGATACACCAATCAACGCATCTTTCTCAGTTGTTCTTCTCCAAATGTCTCTCAAGTAATGGAAGTCAGTGTAACCCGCTTGAAGTGTTCCAATGAACGCCGCAGCTTTAACACGAGCATTTAAGTCTTCTTGTGATTCAATGTCAGAAACATTTACCTCACATAAGTTACAGAATTGGTTTGGTCTCAATGCGATTTCACAACATGGGTTTGTTCCCCAATCTTTATCGTTTGTAAAATAGATACCAGGTTCACCTGCTCCTGACGCTTCAACACGTTTCCATAAATCCATGAAGAATTCTTTTGTAATCTTGTGTCTAACAAGTGCTGCTGAGTTGTTTGCTCTACCTCTTTGTGGATTTTTTTCCCACCAAGAACCTGATTTACAAGAAATCATTTCGTTGTCGTCAGCACTAAATAAAGAGATAAGTGCCGCTCTACGGATACCACCAGCTAACACAGCATCTGCAATATGACAAACCATATCATGAACTTCAATTGGTGTTAATTTTTCACCGTCTTCTTTTGAGTCCAACATACCTTTTAATTTATGTATACAATCTTTCAAAGGTTGAGGGCCTGGTGCTTTACCACCTGATGTTACAAGTTGAGCTCCTTTTGGTCTGATGTCAGAAAAATCAAATTCAGGTGTTGATAACTGTTCTCCAAAATAAGATTTGAACAATACTTTAATTGCGTCTGCCCATCCTTCAATAGAGTCTCCGATTAAGAATCGTCTTGACCTATTTGATTTTGGTTTTCTAATCTCAGGTAATTTTTCAACATGATGTTTTTGAACTGAATACCCAACACCTGTACCACCTAATAATAGGAACATTGACTCAGCAAATGCATCCAAGTGGTCGATAGGTAAGTAAGCACAGTTGTAGATTCTGTTTGGAGAAATCTCAATTGGTTTACCACCAAATTGCATTGACCTCATTGAAGGTAATACCTTTTTATCATATACCATTTTGTATACTTCTTTAATCTCATTTTTTAGAGATGGGTATTTTTTAATATGCATTTCCATATTACGGGTTACCAATTCTTCCCATGTTTCTCGTCTGTTTAATTCTGGTACAAATTTAGCGTACTTCATGTAAACGGTTAAATCTGACAATATTTTTTGTGATGCGTCCATAATTCTTGTTTATTTTAATTTATATTATTGTTTTTGTTCTTCTCTTTGTTTTCTTTTTTCTAAAAGTTCTTTAACTCGGTCACGTTTTCTTTCTTCTTGTTGTTCCCCAAAACCTAAGAAGGTTACAGATGACTCTGTATCGATTTCAAGTAGTTCGTTGTTGAACTTACAGTTCTCAAACACTACCCCATCTTTACCAATACGTGATTTGGTAATAGCAATTGTTGCCAAGTTCATTTCTTTTTGTTGTAAAGTTTTAGCCACGGTAATGATAACGTGTCCAACTTGTGCTTTCTTAATAGAACCACCCATTTGGTCAGTAGTAACAACCTCAGAAGATATAGAGCTTCTGTTACCCTGTGTTGCTGTCCATCCAACTAATGATAGTTCGTGACACATTGATTCAAACCCTCTCATTACTGAACCCTCAGCTTTCCACTCATCTTTACTTGTACTTTCAGGGACAACACAATCAATATAGTCCAAAAGAACCAAGTCAATCTTTGTACCATCAGCAATCATTTTTCTGATTTGGTTTTTGATTTGGTTCATCGTCATTGAATCTGAAGGAAGTTTTTTCATAATTAACTCGTTCTTCATTGTTTCTT